CAGACCAAGAAGAAGTATCCATAATAGAAGAATTTAAAACTCAACTAAGAAAAGTTTACAAAGACAAAGAAAAGGCATTAAAACTATTTCAACAATATGACAAGGTTGCAGAACTAAGCAACGATAAAGAAACTAGAGTTCAATTAAATCTTCTATACAGCAAGGTAATTAAGTAATGGTACAAATAAAACAAGGGACAGAAGCTTGGCATCAGCAAAGAGCCAACAGAATTACAGGTACAAGGCTTTGTAAGACCGCACAAGAGTGTATATGGACTAAAGGCGATCAATGGGAAGCATTGGGAAGGGATATGTTTAGAGAAGCTAACAAGCTACCGCAAGATCCTTTTAATCAATTTGCAATGTTTGCTATGAAACATGGCACAGACAGTGAGCCATTGGCATTAAAATCTTTAGAGAAGATGGGTTATAAAATTACACAACCATCTTTTGTGGTTCATCCAAAATATGATTGGATGGGAATATCTCCAGACGGCATTATGCTTGAGGGCAGGAGTGGGAATGTCTCTGCTGTAGAAGTCAAGTGTCCACAAGGCAAGCCGTGTAAAAATGTTAAAGAAGATAAAAGAAATTATTGGCACCAAATGCAGATGGCATTAGAGTGCATGGACCTTGACGAAATGCTTTTCTTTCAATGGTATAGCGATGATGAGCACTATGAAGAATGGGTTAAAAGAGATCCAGATTGGGCGAGCATATACATACCAAAAGCAAAAGAATTTATGGATTGGTATGGCGAAAAAAAATTAGACCCAGACTATATTGAAAGGTGGACTCAAGATAAAGAGGAACCCGGAATAAATTACAAGACGATTGAAGATGATGATGAAACATCTGAGTTAACATCCGTCTTAACAGAACTAAAGCAGCTCAAAGATAGGTCTTCTATCCTAGACGAAAGGAAAAAAGAACTGTCTGCCTTGTTAATAACAAAGCATGGCGGAGCGTTTGGTACCTCACAAGTGAAATGTCACATGACACAAGCAAGAGGGAGAATAAACTACGCCAGATTGGTTAAAGACCAAGAGATTCCAAGAGATGTGATGGAAAGTTACAGATCTGCAGGAGACTCTAGGATTTATACCAAACTACTGGAGGAATAAAATGGCTAATAGTAAAAAATCAATTAGTTCAAGAATCGACAGCGATATCTACGATAAGCTTGTAAAAGTTAGCAAGATTAGTGGTCATAAATATTATGATCGTAAGGTTGCTTATATTGTAAATAAAGTTTTAGAGGATTGGTCTAACAAGGAGAAATAAATATGACACAGTACGACAACACCAATCGTGGATCTATTTGGAAAAACGATAAGAAAGAAAAAGAAACACAACCAGACTTTACTGGGGGTATAGATGTTGAAGGAAAGCAATACTTCCTGAATGGCTGGACAAGAAAACCGGGGGCAAATCCAAAAGCTCCTGTAATGAGTTTTAGTGTAATGCCAAAGACAGACGGGTATAATGCAACAGAAACAAAACAAAAAGCGGAAGAAGTTTTTCCCACTGGAATTACTGAAGACGATTTACCATTTTAAGGAGATATTATGGAAGAGAATAAACACATTAGATTAACTGTTGATGGAGAGGTAAGGGAATACGAAGTTGATACCTTATCTAAGGAAGCAAAAAACCGACTAGGGGTTTTGGGATTTCATTCACAATCTATCATGCCTTTACTTACTGAAGTAATTAGATTGGTTCAACTAGGTAATCAAGTTGATCAGGGTCAACTAACAGCACTTCTACCAGAAAAGTATGAAGTTGTAACTGAAGAAACTCCTGCTGAAGAGGTTGTGGCAGATGATTCTGAGGTTGCAGAAACCGAGCACTAATGAGTGATGATATAGACAAGAGTCTTTCAAACTTTGAGAGGCTCTCGGCTATTCTAGGTAAGGGATCACTTTCAGGATCCCCTTGTACTGGTGGTATCTGCACCACCACCCTAGGAGACACAAGATGCAAAACTTGTGGAAGGTTTGATAATGAGATCCTTGAGTGGAATGAGTTATCAGAGGTTGTTAGAAAAAATATCAATATAAGAAATGTTTCTCATGGCTACAAAATAAGACAAACCTTTACACAAAAGCCAGACGAAGAAGAATGACAAACTCATCAGATGCTTTTAAAAAAGATCTAGCGGTTGGACATGAAATAGAAAACAAAGTTCTAATATCACTTAGAAAAAAATATCCGACAGCAGTTCTTGTTCCCGGAAAGTTTAAACCGTATGACATATTTATTCCAGAAAAGAATCTTAAGATAGAAGTTAAGGTTGATTATAAGAGTCAAGAGACAGGAAACATTCTTATTGAATTGTTTATGTTTAACAAGCCATCGGCACTTCTTAGCACAGAGGCAGACTTTTGGATTATAGAAACAGGATTAGAAACCTTGTGGATTACTCCTAAAAAAATTGTTGAGTGCATCATAATAAATAATATAAAGTCTCAGCCTATACTTGGAAACGGTGATGATCAAAAGAAGATCGCATGTTTGGTTCCTTTAGAAACATTTAAAAAATATACCATTTGACTATTAAGAATAAAAAGATTACAATTCTTACAATACAAATTATTGGGGAATAATATGGACATATATCCAAATGCTTTATTAGTTTTTAATGAAGACACAAATCACGGAACTGTTGAGTGGAGATGGAAAACCACAGGGGATCCCTCACCAGCATACAAATCTTTAAACCACCAATGGTGGACTCCTAAGAAGTCAGACTTCCAAATTCTAACAAAATTAAATGCGGAACAAAAACAAGAAGTAAGGGATGAGATTTGGGGAAACATGCAAGAAGAAATTCAATACTTCAAAAAGGTTTATAAGTTACATAAAGATAATAAGAAGGAGGCAAAAAATGAAACATGATACTTTAATTATTATCTCTGTTATAGGGATGCTTCTGTCTGCAGCGGCTTTGGTTCTTATTGGTGGATAATATAACCAGAAGATGTGTTGCTTTAAATGAGGCAAAGAAAAGAGCTAAGGATCCAGAGTTTAAAAAACTTTGGGATTTGAAATTAAAAGAATTATTAAACAGACCAAAAAGGATTCATAATGAATACATGGAAAGAAGCAGTTACTGAATACTATAGATTTAACAATATGGGTAAAAACGATTTTACTTATAGAAAATATTTTGATCCATGTTTTGAAGATATGGATATACAAGATATAAACAAAGCAAACATTGCAAGTGTCAGAGCTGGTATAAAGGGAAAGCCCGGAACAGTTAATAGATACTTAAGTTATTTAAGGGCAATACTTATGTATGCCTATGAAGAATTGGGATGGTTGGACACCAAGCCTATAATTAAAAAAGTAAAAGAAGACTCTGCAAGGGTTAAATACTTTACTTTAGATGATATAAAAAAACTGCATAATGAGCTCCCCTTACACTTGCAGAAACCTTTTATATTTTCTCTTTTAACTGGTGTAAGGATGTCCAACTGTTTCAACCTTAAATGGGTTGATATCATGGAAGATCAAATAGCTATAGACGGATCTGAGACAAAGAATGGAAGAAGCCTTTGTGTTCCATTAAATAGCAAATGCAAGGATCTTATAGACTCTATTGATCGGGTTGGTCCCTATGTCTTTACTTATGCTGGCAGAAGAATAACCAGGGCTTCTAATACTGGATGGTATACCGCTTTAAAAAAAGCAGACTTACAAGGGTTTAGGTGGCATGACATACGCCACACTTGGGCTACTCACCATGTGCAGAACGGCACTCCTCTCCATACCCTACAGCATCTTGGTGGGTGGTCTGACTTTAATATTGTTAATAGATATGCACATCTGTCAAAAGATTATTTGAGCGATGCTTGTGAGGTTAGTAATAGTCTGATATCTTAGTTTTTATAGCGGGGTTAATAATCTTTGTCATATTTCCCCCCTACTAGTATATGTACTTATTAGTCCCGCTTCTCATCTTTTACCATTGCTTTCTCATACTGTTTCAATAAGTCTATGTAAACTTTTCTTTTCTCTTCTTTAATTTTATCTATTTTTAGATAGTAAGAAGATGGATCTTTTTGTCTAAGCTTTAATGCCGATAGTGTTTTGTCAGCATCTTTAATCTTATCCATTCTACGTCTAATATCAGTTAGTGGTTTTTCTACAACGCTCTTTAACTCTGATGGTAAAGATTTTTTAATTTGCTTATCCATATCGCTTAAGTAATTTAACTTAATAACATTTTTGTTTTTTCTATAAAACTCAGCCTTGGCTTCTGGGTTTTCTATTTTGTCATATTTATAAGTTTTG